AACCCTACATCATATTTCTGGCCCGTTGATGTTAACGGCCGGGAACTTATGGTATTGATCTTGCCCGTTCCCTTAGAACAAGATCTCAGCACTACCATGGGAAGAGGGGTAGGCACCTCGGTAGAATCACCGTCACGAATGAATTCCACAGGTTTCCAGCGTGCGGGGTCGCACGGGAGCAAGATCAAGGCTTTCCGCTGTTCGTCACTACCGAGAACGGAACGGCCCCTGGGAGGCACGGCCACTAAGACAACATGTTTTAGGCCATTACAGCCTACCAAACCCTCACAGGCGTGGTAACTTCCCGCCACCAACGGCGAGTCGCGTAGGAAAGTTTTCGGCAATCCCCATGTCTAGCAGGTCCGTCACAGACCTAGCGCGCACAAAACCCACGATTGTAGCTCTCGATGGTGCTGCCGCCGGTCGTCAAACCGGTTCCTAAGGGGCTTGCGGGCAAAACCCAGCTGTGTCCAGGCTGGCCGCTTAGACGGCACACCCTTAGCAACTGGAACCCTCTGCTCCGCCCTCGGCCTTACACAGGAGCTGAGAAGCTCCCTCCCAACAAGCATTCCAAAAGCGGCAGTGATAGCATGAGCTAGAAGGCTTCCATCGCATCAAGCCGGAGCCCCGATCCAAGACCAGGTTAAGACATCTAGGTCGCACATGTCATCATGACCACACACCAACCCCAGGGTAACCAGAACTCGTCTTCACAGACGTAATCACCCGACTCTCACACCCAGCCAAGCTAACACCTCCAGCGTTCTAATACAACCATGAGGTAGGCAACAAAAAGAATGCTCGCTTGACCACAACCCACTCATCCGGACCTGCTTCCGACAAGCCACGGGTTTTCTTACCCCCCGCACAGAAACGCTTCGGTCAGTCCAGGCTCGCAATCCCACCAGTCTGGCAACTGGGGTGCTTGGGTAGGTTCCCACGGATGAAACCTAAAATCCCACATGAGCCTTTCCTCTATACTTACCTGGTCATCAGGGGATATTCCATATGCCGCCGCAAATGACTCCCTAGACTCAGGCGTGACCTCACGCGATTCACACCGAATGTAGCTTTCCCGAACAACGCCCATAACCTCATAGTCCCTAAACCTGGAAAAGTCTAGGACTCTCGCTCTCGCGCCGCGATGAAGGATCGCAAGACACCATGCCTGGATGATAGGCACGCCCACAGCCAACGAAAGTTCACACATTGCCACACCACGAAGGTACGGCAATATGAACGGCCCGTGTTCTAGATTAAAGTGACTAGAGGTACCTTGTGACAGTATCTTTCGCCAATCCCTAATCAACCTCCACTTGCCTTCTATCGCTACTGGGGCGCACTGCCCAAACCTGACATCCTCTATCCGCGACACAGGACGCTCCAACACCATTTCATGGCCGGAGATGGTCAAAGCAACATCGGCA